ATGACCACCCATTACAGAGGTGTCGCCACCCGTTTAGATAAACGCGGACTTAGTGAAGCAACCTGTGAAAGGTTTAAGATTTACCGAGATGGTGATACCTTACGATTCCATTATCACAATGAAGATGGACGACTTATTGGTGCAAAAACACGCACCCTAAATAAAGTATTCTCTTATGAAGGTGAGACTGATGGACGATTCTTCGGTCAGCATCTCTGTCGTGGACATGGAAAGAGAATTGTAATTACTGAAGGAGAACTAGATGCAGCTACCTATGGTCAAATACGACCAACATGGGATGTTGTATCACTACCTAATGGAGCAGCCAGTGCAAGAAAATCAGTACAAAAGAACTTCGAGTTTCTTCAAAATTATGAAGAAATTCTCCTTTGGTTTGACAATGATGAGCCAGGCTGTGATGCGTCTAAAGCAGCAGCTGGTGTCTTACCACCTGGTAAGGTTTCCATCGCAAAACTAGAGGCTTATAAAGACCTCTCAGACGCATTACAAGCAGGAGATTATGCTGCAATAGATGATGCGTTTAACAGCAGGTCATTTTACAGACCTGACGGAATTGTAGAAGGCAAAAGTCTTCTAAACGAAATTACTACACCTAATCCACCTAACGATCATGACTATCCATTCGACGGTCTTCAGAGACTTACACACGGGATCAGGTATGGAGAGCTTGTTACAATCACTGCAGGATCTGGTATTGGCAAGTCCAGCTTCTGTCGTGAACTTGCAACTTCTCTACTTAAAAGAGGAGAACGAGTTGGTTACTTGGCTCTGGAGGAGTCCAATAGGAGAACCGCTTTAGGCTTGATGTCTTCTGCGGTAGGTAAAGCATTACATCTAGGAGAACCTACACATGAAGAACTTACGGAAGCGTTCGATTCTACGATGGTTGATTGGAATCTCTATTTGTTTGATGGCTTCGGCTCCTACGATCCTGATGTTATATATAGTCGCATTGAGTATCTTGCTCAGGGTCTAGATTGCCGAGTCATATTTCTTGATCACCTATCCATTTTGTTGTCTGGTCTCGAAGGAGATGAGCGACGAATGATTGATGCAACCATGACAAAACTAAGGTCATTGGTTGAACGTACTGGAATTGCCCTGTTCCTTGTATCACACTTACGTCGCTCAGGAGGCGACAAAAATCATGAAGAAGGAGCACGAGTCACACTCGGTCAATTGCGAGGATCTGCTGCTATTGCTCAACTCAGCGATAGTGTCATTGGATTGGAGAGAGATCAACAGTCCGACAAAGATGGAAGTTCTACGACAGTTAGAGTCCTTAAAAATCGTTATTCAGGCGAAACTGGCGTAGCTTGTACACTCGCGTATGATTTAGAAACTTGTAAGTTTAATGAAACAGAACCAGAAGAAGAATTTAACCCATCAACAGATTTCTGAGTACATAGAGATGAACAAACACTTTGAAGAAGAAGGTCTAGCTTTTCGTATTGCTGTGCCTGAATTAAACAAACCTAAACCACCTACTGAGGAGGCTATCAAGCGAGCACAGTTCGTTGATAAGACCTACGTATGGACAGGGAAGTGAGTCTTGTTTTTGATTTAGAGACTAATGGGTTTCTAAGAGATGTATCTACTGTTCACTGTCTAGCTATTCATGATCTCGATACTGAGAAAACTATCACATACAACGACACGGGTTCTCAGGAGCCTGTTGTACGTGGGATACAACGACTCCAGGATGCTGATCTGGTTATCGGGCACAACATTATTGGCTACGATCTTCCTGTTATTCGGAAACTTTACGGTTGGTTTAAGTCTCCTGGTATCACTATTGATACTTTACTTTTATCTAGGTTGTACCATCCGGATATGATCAAGGTAGACAAGAAACATAATTGGAAGCATATGCCGTTGAAGTTATACGGCAGACATTCTTTAGAGTCCTACGGTTACAGATTAGGTGAATTTAAAGGTTCATTCGGTGCCAGTTCTGATTGGAAAGACTGGTCACAAGAAATGGAAGATTACTGCATACAAGATGTACACGTCACCACCAAACTTTGGAAACACTTTACACCATACCTGAATGGATCTCGTTAGAACATCGAGTTCAGGAAATACTTACTCAACAGGAGATACATGGCTGGCGATTTGATGAACCTGCTGCATGGAAACTTACATCGACTCTCGAACAAGAACTTCGAGACACTCAAGAGATACTTCGACGGCGACACCCTTACGTTAGAGGAGGAGAATTCACTCCGAAACGAGATAACCGCACACAGGGATATGTCAAGGGTGCACCCATTACTCGACTGAAAGAATTTAATCCAACCTCAAGAGATCACATTGCATGGATATTGCAAACATACTATGGCTGGATTCCAACCCAGCTGACAACTACTGGGAAACCTATCATCGACGAAGTGATTCTGAAAGAGATAGGGTCAGAGATTTCTATGATGTTTCTGAGATGTTTGACGGTAACGAAAATGCTTGGTCAAGTCTCTCAAGGCGCGAACGCTTGGCTGAAGCTATGTACGACTAATGGCAGATTACATCATCATTGCAGTGTATCTACTAATACCCATCGTTGTGCTCATCGTAATCCAAACCTCGCCCAAGTAAATTCTGATGAAAGATTTCGACGACTCTTTATTCCAAGCGAAGGTCTCACTATGGTCGGCGCTGACTTGTCTGGGATTGAGCTTCGTATGCTCGCTCATTACCTTGCTCGTTATGACGGAGGGAGATACGCAAAGTTATTACTTGAAGATGACATCCACCAAGTCAATGCCGACAAAATTGGAATTTCAAGGCGACAAGTAAAAACCGTAAGCTACGCAATGCTGTATGGAGCGGGTGATGAAAAAATAGGACATTCTTATGACCCACAACTATCAACATCAGCTGCCAAACGCAAAGGTAAAGAGATTAGATCTGCATATGTGGAAGCTATTGAAGGACTCGGTGAACTCTTGGAAGCAATTAAGAAAGTTGCGGAACAAGGCTCCATACGATCTCTCGATGGAAGAAAAATTGCGGTTGATTCACCTCACAAGGCATTAAATTTCTGCTTGCAGAGCGGAGCCGCCACGATCGCTAAACGGTGGATGGTAATCAACCAAGACCACATAAAAGAACTAAAGCTTTGCTGTAGTCAGTTAGCTTTTGTACACGACGAATTACAATTTGAAGTAGAACCAAAACATGTCGAAGATTTACGTTCATCCTTGGTACTTAGCGCTATCAAGGCTGGAGAATACTACAACTTACGAATCAAAATCGAAGCAGAAGCAGTCGAAGGAGATAACTGGAGTACTACCCATTAAACCACTAAATGAAACTACTAATAGATGCTGATTACATCGTATATAAATGCTGTGCATCAGCAGAATACGACATTGATTATGGTGATGATGTAATTGTAGTTGGAAGTTCATTCAAGGAAGCCTATGGCAATACTATCCGTGAATTGAACAAAATTAAAAACCAATACTTTGATGGAGAACTAATCCTATTCTTTAGTGACTCTATCAACTTCCGTAAAATGGTTGATCCTGACTACAAGGGTCATCGTAACAGGAAGAAGCCATGTGGCTATAAGCGAGTAATAAACAAGCTTGCTGACAACTATCCATTAATCAGGATGCCTACCTTAGAAGCAGACGATGCCATGGGTATTTATGCAACATCGAATGATGACTGCATTATTGTATCTCCTGATAAGGATATGAAACAGATACCTGGTACGTTGTACAATCTAACTGAAACCTTCACTATTACTGAGCAAGAAGGATGGGAATGGTTCCTGATCCAAACACTTGCAGGTGATAGTACTGATGGTTACTCAGGAGCACCCGGCTACGGCATAAAAACTAGCGCAAAATTTTTTGCTGATAATGGATACACTTGGAATAGTGTTGTCAAAGCATTCAAACAAAAAGGTCTGACAGAAGAGGATGCTTTACGAAACGCACGTCTTGCAAAGATCCTTACCTCTAAAGACTATGACAAACAACCGATCCTCTTCAGTCCCACCGTTTCCGGTGACTGACATGACGATGGAGCAAGAGTTTAAGATGAGACAACTGGAAGACGGATTAGAGAAAGCAAGTAGAGAAGATATTATTACTATTCTACTTGCACTACAACGTCAGTGTTTTGTCTTAGGCAACAACGTTAAAAACTTATTGGCTCAATGGTAAACAAATCACCCAGTCACTACACCCGTGGCAACATTGAGGTTTGGGATTTCATTAGAGACCAAGACCTCAACTATCATCTTGGTAATGCTATTAAATATATTTGCAGAGCCGGTCACAAGTCTCCTGCAACGAAAGCGGAAGACCTTAAAAAAGCTATCCACTATCTTGAAAATGAACTCCAACACACGCCACTGTGTCAGTCAGTCACTATCCGATCAAGCAATGCAGTTTCGGCTGGCTTATGGGATCCAGAACTCATTGGAGAACCAGACTATGCAACTGGCTTTGATCGCTGAAGAGTTTGAAGAGTTTAGATCAGCTGTTAATAATGAGCCGTACGAAAATGAATTAAAAGAACTAGCAGATCTTGTGTATGTCTGCTTTCAATATGCAGAGAATATGGAATGGGATTTAGAGGAGGCTTTGGATCGTGTCCATAAATCAAACATGTCAAAGCTTGGTCTGGATGGTAAGCCTATTCGACGAGCAGATGGCAAGGTCTTAAAAGGACCAGAATATCAACCACCTAATTTGAAAGATCTAGTAAATGCCTAATCTTATCTCCCGCACCGGAAGGGTGCAATCTTGGATCGATGATCCCGAAGGACGCTTGCCAGTGTCCTGCACAGTATTTGTTGTTGAAGACTCAATGGAGGGTCCTGATGGAATCGAAGACTCATGGCGTTTCGCCTCTCATGCACTCCGTAATGGCGCTGGATGCGCGATCCACCTTTCAAGACTACGACCGAGAGGAAGCGACAATGGCAGCGGACTTATTGCTTCAGGTCCAGTATCGTTTGGAAGGATTTATAGTAGCCTCAATGAAACTCTCAGACGTGGAGGAAAATACAAGAACGGTGCGATAGTTCTCCACCTTGACGCATCGCATCCTGACATCAATGAGTTCATCACTACACCACGTGAGCAACTGCCATGGGTGAAGCGATGTGTAAACATCACTGATGAATGGTGGAAGGATATGTCTACCAATACAAAAGCAAAACTATTACAAGCAATTAAAGCCGGTGATGTCTGGCTAAATAAAGTTAAGTATGAAGGAACAAAGAGAATACGTGGAAACGTTTGTCTTGAAGTGTACTTGCCCTCCCGAGGTACCTGTCTGCTACAGCACGTCAATCTTGGAGCCTGTACATATGAAGACATCCCAAAAGCTTTCTGTGTCGGGATGCAAGAACTTTGTGAGTTACATGCAAAGACAGGTGTGGGAGAGACAGGAGAGTACCTTCCTTCTACCTCTGATCGACAGGTTGGACTTGGAGTATTGGGTCTCGCAAATCTCTTGCGGAGATACAACGTTAGTTACGAGCAGTTTGGACGTGCACTCGAACACTTTGATAAGCACGACACCAGAGCAACCGTTGCCTACGAGCTAGTCACACGTATTGCTCTAGGCATTCAGGGCGCAGCAAAAATAGCACAACAACACAATATGGTTAGAGCGTTTGCTATCGCTCCCACAGCGTCTTGTAGCTACCGCTCACAGGACACTGACGGGTTTACTTGTACTCCTGAAATAGCACCACCCATTGCACGAACTGTTGACCGTGATAGCGGTACGTTTGGTGTACAAACTTATGATTATGGCGAAGTAGAAATTGCATCCGAAGTTGGATGGGATAACTACAAAGCTGTTGCTGATGGTATCATGAAACTGTACCAAAGCAGTGGACTTCTTCACGGATACTCTTTTAATTGGTGGTCAGATATGGCAACAATGAATGAGGAATTTATTGAAGAGTGGCTACGGTCTCCACAAACCTCTCTTTACTATAGCCTTCAAGTAATGGGTGACGTACAAGATAAATCTGATGCTTATGCCGCTCTTGATGATGCTGATGTAGATGATTACTTGGCTAACCTGTTTGATGGTAGTGATTGGGATGATTCAAAAGAACCTCAATGTGATTGTGCTGAATAACAATGAACCCTTACGACAAATTAATGGCGCGAAAGCGCAAATGGACACCTGTAAAACCAGTTGCAGGTACATGCCGGGAAGGCGCGGAAGAATCAATACACCGTGCTCTTGCCTTAAGACATATGGAACTACCTGTGGGAGATTTTATAACTGATGCCTTGGCTACTGAAGTGCCGTCTGTGGCACGCGACCTACTCCTCTCAAACGTCACCGATGAAGAGAACCACGACTTGGCTCTCAGTTACATCGCCGATGCTTACGGTGTGGATGACAAGGCAGAAGCAGAGGCACTTAAACTTAAAGAGGCGTGGGTTTCGCATCCAGATCACACTGTGCTCAAAGCAATGGTTGCCGAACGTGCGATTTTCTTCGTACTTCTCCCCTTTTTTCGGTGGAATGGTGACGCTGGAATGCGTACCGTTTCCGCTGACATCTCCAGAGATGAGCAAATTCATGTTGCAGCCAACTCTCTTGTGTGTGCGGAACTGGGACTCAGACCGTCTCCTTCCCTGGATAAACTCAGGAAAGCCACAATTAACTGGGTAATGCAACCACTTGGAAAAAATAGTGAGGTCAGATATTTAGACAAAAAATTTTGGCTGGATAGTAGCGATAACCTGATGTATCAGGGTAAAGCTCCTGAGTTTTCTGCCACTAAGGCTGCTCGTATGCCTGCTTTCTTTGAACATTCTAATGTCAACCTCCCTCAATATGCTTGAGACATATGGTCTACAAGCTACTGCCATTTTAAAAGAAATGGACGAAAACTTTCCACCCGTACAACCTACACCACACGACAACATAGAAAAGATCATGTATCAAGCTGGTCAACGGTCGGTAGTCGAATGGTACAAACAACAAATGGAAAATTAAAATGTGTATGCCAAGAAAGATCAAGATGGAAACTCCTAAACCACCGGAACTTCCACCTGCAATGCCTGCACCTGCAATGCCTTTTCAGCAATCAACTAAGAGAGCTATATCTTCTAGAACTTTGAAGCCGTATGGTGTCACACCTGATATTCGTATTGGCTCAGGTAAAAGTAGTACTGGTTCACGTAATCGAAATAAGACATCTCAAGGTATGTCAGGATCATTGAGTATTAGTGGTAACAAAGGACTAAACATATGAGCTGCCGTCAAAGATACAACGAGTTACAAAGTGAACGTCAACAGTTCCTAGACATTGCTTACAATTGCTCACAACTGACGCTGCCATATTTAATTTCAAGGGATGGTGAGAACTCATCTCATCAATCATTAAAAACGCCTTGGCAAAGTGTGGGAGCTAAAGCATGTGTGACATTAGCATCAAAATTAATGCTAGCTTTACTGCCACCTCAGACAAGTTTCTTTAAACTACAAGTCAGAGATGACAAGTTAGGGGAAGATCTTGATCCTGAAATTCGTAGTGAACTTGACCTTTCGTTTTCAAAGATGGAACGGATGGTCATGGATTCAATCAATGCATCTAATGATCGAGTGGTCGTTCATCAAGCCATCAAACATCTCATTGTAGGAGGTAACTCTCTTATCTTTATGGGTAAAGAAGGTCTTAAGAACTACCCACTGAATCGTTATGTGGTTGACCGTGATGGCAATGGTAATGTCATCGAAATTGTTACAAAGGAACTGATCAGTCGTCGTGTGCTTGGTCTACCTCCAGCTGGAGAAAAGAAACCTAATGAAGTCTCTGCAGGTGGTGGGCTAAACGGTAAGACTGGCACTAATACATTTGATGATGACGTAGAGGTGTACACCCACGTCAAGCTAGATAAGAATAACGGTAGGTGGACCTGGTATCAGGAAGCAGAAGATAAGATGCTTCCAAAGAGCACCAGTACTGCACCTAAGAATGCTTCACCCTGGCTTGTTCTTCGATTTAATACTTTCGATGGTGAAGCTTATGGTCGTGGCAGAGTAGAGGAATTTCTTGGTGATCTTAAGTCACTCGAAGCACTCTCTCAGGCATTGATAGAAGGCTCTGCAGCGGCCGCTAAGGTTGTCTTCCTTGTATCACCATCAAGTACAACTAAACCACAGACTCTGGCGCAAGCTGGCAACGGTGCAATCATTCAAGGTAGACCTGATGATGTACAAGTTGTACAGGTTGGTAAGACAGCTGACTTCAGAACAGCCTATGAAATGGCTAATCAATTAGGACAGCGTATTTCTGATGCATTCATGGTATTGAACATCAGGCAATCAGAACGTACAACTGCAGAAGAAGTACGTCTAACACAACTGGAACTAGAACAGCAATTAGGTGGGATGTTCTCACTTTTGACTGTTGAGTTCCTTAAACCATATCTTGATCGTACCTTGATGGTGCTACAGCGTAGTGGTCAACTACCTAAGCTGCCTAAAGGTATTGTCCGTCCACAAATCGTGGCCGGTGTAAACGCACTTGGTCGTGGTCAAGATAGGGAATCACTGATTCAGTTCATCACAACCATTGCTCAGACAATGGGTCCTGAATCAATTGCTAAGTTTATCAACCCAGATGAATTTATCAAGCGTCTTGCTACTGCACAAGGTATCGATGTATTGAACCTGGTGAAGAGCTTGCAAGAGGTACAAGGACAGGTGCAGCAACAACAACAGATGATGGCACAGCAAGAGCTAGTCAAACAGGCTGGTCAGTTTGCATCAGCACCGATGGCTGATCCCACCAAGAACCCACAAGCAATGGAGATGATGAATGGACTCACAGGAAACGAAGAAGCGGACCCGGACCCGGAAGGTTAAACAACCACCTAACGAAAAGGTAGAGCTGACCGTAGAAGATGCGGTAGAAAATAAGTATGCACCTAAACCAAAAGTTGGTGCTAATCGTCCTAAGAATATTGTTAATTCAGTTGGACTTGGAAACTTAAAAGTAGAAACTGTAAATGGCTACACTGACGTATGATCCCACTCCTGCTGACAACCCTGAATTCAACGAAGCAGAGCAAGAAGCTCTAGCGATTGGTGAACAGGCTGCAGCAGATCAGCAGCAGATGCTGGCAGGTAAGTTTAAAGATGCTGAGGCATTAGAACAAGCTTACATTGAACTGCAAAAGAAACTAGGGGAAACTGATGACAGCGAAGAAGAGCTGCAAGATCAGCAAACCGACGACGAAGAAACTGAGCAGGAAGTATCACCAGCAGCTGAGCTAATTGGCAATGCTACCAAGATGTATGCAGAGACAGGTGAACTAACACCTGAAGTATTGGAAGAGTTTAACTCTATGTCAAGCTCTGATCTAGTTAATGCATACATGGAGATGCAAGGTAACTTACCTGCAACACCATCAACAGACTTAACAGAATCTGAAGTTAATCAGATCAAAAATAATGCTGGTGGTGAAGAAGGTTATCAACAACTGATGGCGTGGTCAGGAGAAAACCTAGATCCGTCTGATGTAGAAGCCTTTGACCAACTTGTAGATAGTGGTAATGCACGTCTTATCAAGTTAGCAGTCTCTGGTCTCAAAGCAGAGATGGAAAAGTCAGTAGGTTTTGATGGAGAAATGGCTACGGGTCGTGCTCCTTATCAACAAGCTGATGTATTCCGTAGTCAGGCAGAAGTTGTAGAAGCTATGTCTGATCCACGTTATGACAGAGACCCTGCCTATCGACAGGATGTATTTGAAAAACTAGATCGTTCTAACATTAATTATTGATCATGAATGATACACTAAACTCTTTTTCATATAAATTTCAAGACAAAGTTGCGTTAGAGAGACGTGCAGATAATCTTGAATCATCAATTGAGTTCTTTGAAAAACGTATTGAACGTCTATCCACTGGTGTAGTACGTAATTGGAAAACAAACAGACTAGAGTCAGTTACTGAACGTCTTATTGCTGCTCAAGAAGAACTCAACTTTGTTAACGATGAACTTACGTTCTACCAAAATGTAGTAGAGCGACCACGCGATGACTTTGATATTGCTCTGAGCACATCAACTCTAAATAATGATCGAGCATTTACATCAGCAACCTTATCAATCAATGACTCACTCTTTGATGATACATTTGAATCTGGTGATCAACTAAGTGTAGTTGCTTCTGCTTCCAAACGACGTAGAGGACGAACCTCTAGATTCACGACCTTTCCTATTGATATAAACGAAGGTGCTGGTGGAGAAGGTTCTTATACCTTTGGCAGTACAGTGCTTGGTTCTATGGTAACTAAATACGATAACCTCACTATTGAATTTGTTAATAGTGATGGTGATACAATCTATTCGCAAGAATGGGATGTAACTAATACAGTTTGATTGGCAGACTTTAAATGGCTAAAAATGTAAGCCTCAAGATGGGCACTCATAAATCACGGTCTGGAGGTCTTACAGCCAAAGGTCGTGCTAAGTACAACAAAGCTACAGGATCCAATTTAAAGGCACCACAGCCTGGTGGAGGAGCACGTAAGAAATCCTTCTGTGCACGGATGGGTGGTGTTAAAGGACCAATGAAAAAACCCAACGGAAAACCTACAAGGAAAGCGTTGGCTCTACGTAAATGGAAGTGCTAATTAGGCCCCAAGGAAAAGGTACATACGGAACAAAGAAGGGTCGTCCACCTAAGAAAGAAACCAAGAAATGAAACAACGACTAGATAAAAGTTGCTGGAAAGGCTACAAGAAATCTGGTACTAAAGTATCAAAAGGTTCAGGTACTAAGACGCGAGTAAATAACTGCGTCAAGATTAAAAAGAAAAAGTAATCACAGTGTGGTGGGTGGGAAGGTTCAACACTGAAATTAATTATGGTCGCAACAGCAACAATTACACAACAGAAATCCTCATGGGATCTCTTTTGTGAGTGGGTGACGTCCACAAACAATCGTCTATATGTAGGGTGGTTTGGTGTCCTGATGGTGCCATGTCTACTCGCCGCTACAACCTGTTTTATTATCGCTTTTATCGCAGCACCACCTGTTGACATTGATGGAATTAGAGAACCAGTCGCCGGAAGTCTCCTCTACGGAAATAATATTATCTCCGGAGCAGTCGTACCCTCAAGTAACGCAATCGGACTCCACTTGTATCCCATCTGGGAAGCAGCAAGCCTTGACGAATGGCTCTACAACGGAGGACCTTTCCAACTTGTCGTCTTTCACTTCCTTATTGGTATCTGGTCTTACATGGGACGAGAATGGGAACTTAGTTATCGACTTGGAATGAGACCATGGATCTTTGTTGCTTACTCTGCACCTGTTGCAGCAGCTACAGCAGTGTTCCTGGTGTATCCCTTCGGTCAGGGTTCTTTCTCTGATGCAATGCCCCTTGGTATTTCTGGAACTTTTAACTATATGTTTGTGTTCCAAGCTGAACATAATATTCTCATGCACCCATTTCACATGATGGGTGTGGCTGGTGTATTTGGTGGCTCACTGTTCAGTGCTATGCACGGTTCATTGGTCACTTCCTCACTCGTACGTGAAACTACTGAATCTGAATCACATAACAATGGATACAAGTTTGGACAAGAAGAAGAGACCTACAACATTGTTGCCGCACACGGCTATTTTGGTAGGCTTATTTTTCAATATGCTTCTTTTAACAATAGCCGCTCTCTTCACTTCTTCCTGGCAGCATGGCCTGTCGTCGGCATCTGGTTTACCAGCCTCGGCGTCAGTACCATGGCGTTCAACCTCAACGGATTTAACTTCAATCAATCCATTGTTTCACGTGAAGGTCATGTTATCAATACATGGGCAGACATCCTCAATCGTGCCAGCTTAGGCATGGAGGTAATGCATGAAAGAAATGCACATAACTTCCCTCTTGATTTGGCTTCTGCTAGCAGCACTCCTGTTGCTCTCAAAGCTCCCGCTATAGGTTAATGTTTAAATCCACCGGTTTACTTATACTTAGAATTTCTATTGGTATTATGCTTATCCATCATGGATATGAAAAACTTGCCAATATAGATAACTTCGCTGATGCTTTTGTGCGTCCGCTAAACCTACCATTTCCTATTGTGCTGTCTTACTTAGCTGCATTTTCTGAGATCATGGGTAGCTGGCTCCTGATTACAGGTCTGGCTACTCGTCTTGGTGGTCTGCTTATTGTTGGTACAGCTTCAGTAGGTATCTACCATGCATTAATGACATCTGGTTTTAACATCTACTTGTTAGAACTACTTGTTCTTTATGCTGGTGGTGCTTTTTGTATCACTCTTAATGGTGGTGGTACATTCACTATTGATGAACTTATTGTTCGTCGTTTAAAAACTATCTAGTACGTTCAACCTAATAGGTCGCATATCTACCACGCATGGAACGGGGCGTGGATTACTAGGTACAAACAATGTCTATCAACCTCATTCGTTTTCTCGCAAAGCAGCAGAAGAAAGCTCAGCGTTACCACGTTGATGCTCTGCGCTATCGCGGTGTGGTTTATAAAGAAATAGGCTGATGGTGTAGGACGGGTTCGACTCCCGTCCCAGTCATTGGTAGAGCCTCCAAGGAGACAACTCTGCCGTGCACGGTAATGAAAAGACCTTAACATTTTCAACAAAAAATTTTGCTAGCAAGAAAGACGATAACAACTTACATTTATTTTACAAATGGCTAATACTACAATTACTCCAATTGGTTCTATTAATCAGAACCCGACTTCCCTTGCTCTTACACAAGGTGGAGCAAACTATGATGCTAAGTATGCAACTTACCTTAAGTTGTTCTCTGGCGAGATGATCAAAGCTTACGAGTCTGCCTGTATCGCTAAAGGTACTGTTCAGTCCCGTACTCTTCGTAATGGTAAGTCCCTTCAGTTCATCTACACAGGACGAATGGAAGCGGGCTATCACACACCTGGCACTCCGATCCTTGGATCTGGTGATCCTCCGGTGGCTGAGAAGACAATCATCATGGATGACCTTCTCGTCAGCTCCGCCTTCCTGTATGACCTGGACGAAACTCTGGCTCACTACAGCCTGAGGTCTGAAATCTCTGCCAAGATCGGTCACGCTCTGGCTGAGGCATACGACAAGAAGATCTTCCGTATGATTGCTAAGGCAGCTCGGGAAGCACATCCTGTAACCGGTGCTAGTGGCGGCAGTCCTGAACCCGGCGGCTCTGTAATCAAGCTGGGTACTGGTAATGAGTACAACGCACAAGCACTTGTGGATGGTTTCTTTGAAGCCGCAGCTATCCTCGATGAGAAGAACGTACCTTCCGCTGGTCGCTTCGCAGTCCTGGCTCCACGTCAGTACTACGCCTTGATTTCTCAGGTTGATACAAACATCCTTAACCGTGACTTCGGCGGCTCACAAGGCAGCCTGAATAGCGGTGAAGGTCTCTATGAGATCGCTGGTATCTCCATCCGTCGTTCTAACAACCTGCCTTTCCTGGCTGGTTCTGTTAGCCGTGTTGATGGTGAGAACAATGATTACTCTGGCGACTTCACTAATCACGCTGGTCTGATTTACATGCGTGATGCTGCTGCTGTTGTCGAAGGTATTGGACCTCAAGTCCAGACCACTGGTGCTGATGTTAAGACCATGTATCAAGGTGATGTCGTCGTCGGACGTCTCGCTATGGGTGCTGGCACTCTGAACCCTGCTGCTGCTATTGAACTGCAAGCTACAACTTGATAACTATACATATCAATAATTATGGCAAATCAAACTTCTGCTGCTGGCAATAACGGTGTCAGCGGAGCAACTACAGGTATCTCTGGCGGTGATACTGCCATGCGTACTTCTGTTGCTAAGACTGCAAAAGGATTCGGCTCTGCCGTTTCCGCATCAACTGTATATAGCGAGACTAAGAACTTGCGCTTTGCTTACCACCCTGTGGAAGCAGACGCACCAGCTCGTGATCGCTCCTGATAACTATGGGACCTTCGGGTCCCTTTTTTTTTAATTTATTCCCAGTATATTATGTCTACTGAAACAGAACTTTCCAGTGTAAATTCTATACTGGGAGCTATTGGTCAAGCACCAGTATCACGTATCTATCAAAATGAATCGAAGACACTTGTCTATATAAACCCTGAAATCGCATTTGTTCATAACCTATTGATGGATGTCAACACTGATGTGCAGACAGAAGGATGGGTATTCAATACAGAGTACTGCTATGAAATGCTGCCTAACGATTCCAAGGAAATAAATATCCCACCTAATGTTATTCGTTTAGATAAATCAGAAGGACAGACCTATAGGGAATGTGATCCTGTAAAAAGGGGGATACGTTTATATGATAAGTACAACCACACTTATAAATTTGAGGATTCTATCAAATTAGATTATGTATTCCTATTGAAGTATGAAGAGATACCTACTGTATTTCAACGGCTAATTACACTTAGAGCTAGTGGTAGAGCAGCTGTACAACTTGTAGGTAATCCTGAACTTAGTAAGATGTTGTCAATGCAGGAAGCTCAAGCCCGTGCTTCATGTATGGAATACGAATGTAATCAAAGTGATAGTAACTTTTTTGGTACACCTTCAGGAACTGTATATCAGTCTTATCAACCTTATAGAACTCTTGCACGATGACAGCAGTATCACAACTAGTTCCTAACTTTTTTGGTGGAATTAATGAACAACCGGATGAACTAAAGAAACCTGGTCAAGTAAAGGACTGTGTTAACTTTCTGCCTGATGTGACATATGGTCTACGCAAAAGGCCAGGTTTAAAATGGATTGAAAAATTAGAGGATATATCAGGTAATGGAACTTGGATTGAATTTACAAGAAAGAATGATGTAGGTAAATCCACTGACTTTATCGGATATATCGAGACTACTGGTAAAGTTTATTTTTGGGACTTTGATGGTAATCCTGAGCCAGTTTTATATTCTAAAAAAGCTGTTAAGCCAGGTAGGTTTTACACAAAAGACGAAGTAGAAAGTGAGCTTGAAATTTATAAGGACAACACTGAAATACCTTTCACCTTTGAGAACTTTAGTGGATCATACGACGGTGATTTCTATTTAGACAAAAGGAATCGAAAGGCACTCAAATATGTAAGTGTCAAAGATAATATTCTCATTACAAATCCTGCTATTAGACCTAGGCTTAATAATCCTAGTCCCACCGAACAGGAAAAAAACCACTTCTATGCTTTCATTGAAGCGAAAATATTTGATAATACTAGAACCTATGAACTTCAATTTAATGAATTAAATAAGCTTGATGTTTCGGTAGACAAGGTTAAAGGAAAAGTCACGGGTCTTAGTGTACTTTCAACTAACAAGTTAAATAATAATAAGCAAATAAATGAATTCAATCAGCCTGCTTGTATCTATAATCAAGCTCAATATACGTTCGAGGGGACATCTTTCAAT